TTTCAACCCTCTATACTGTTAACAGCGTAGTAAATTAAAATGACAATAACCTTTTCGAACAAGTTTTCCAATAAGAAAAACCTTCCAAAAGTTATAGGTTCCGACTCTGGAATCGTTAGACGTCTGATATTCAGGCATCCGTCCCAGAATCTGGAAGTGGCTCCCCCGGATGCTCCACCTATGTGGAGCCGGACCCGAGCCGTTTGGCAGGGCTTAGCAGCAGTGATCTCTCATCACGGTGCTGCTCCTGAGCTCTGCCTGCAGTTGAAGAACCAACTGCACTCGTATCTGGATGTTGAGACCGACGAGGGGGGCTGGTCAGCGCGTGCGAAGCACATGCTGAACTCACCCCTCAATCAGTATCTCAGAAACGAGCCTGCCAAACAAGGGTTCCCTGACTTTAAGGCGTCAGGGGGCCTTTTAAGGTGGATGAGACCGAGACTTCATAAGTTCAGTCGCAAGAATACTCACCTTTGGTATTCTTGGTTCCAGGCGAAGCGATCGGCTTTGCCGGCCTCTGTTGATCTAATAGAGGAAACTTACCGGAAGCATTGCCGAACTCTCGAGACGGAGGACTGTGGAAAGCTCAAAGTTATCAACGAGATCTTTGATAATAAGCATTTCAAATCCTTACTGAAGGGAGTTCGAGATAGTGTTTCTCATGCTATGAAGGCTAAGAAGGGGAAGCCCCTGATGCACCAACCAAGTACTAGTGCCTGCCAAGAGCAGTCGCGAAAGAAAGGTGGTTCGCAGATGGAGCTGATGTACCTAACTAAGTCTGAGCAGGCATGGCGTCCAATCAGTTCGCGTCTTAGTGATTTTGTGGAGCTGGTCCGTATGGATCTTCTCCCCCGAGTTTTTCAACTCAAGTCACGAGAGGTCGCTTACAACGTTGTTCGCTGTGTGTACCGATCGGATGGGGTAGACGACTGGCATTTGCTGTCGGGTTACCCCGGGATTTGGGACACTTCGGTGCCCCTTGCGTGTACCATTCAAGGTGTGGTGGAGCCCCTTAAGGTCCGGGTCATTTCAAAAGGCCCAGCTCTGCCATACTACACGCAAAAACCGCTCCAAAAAGCGCTTCATGATCATATGAGAAAACTTCCATGTTTCAAGTTAATTGGCCAAACTTTCTGCCCTACAATGTTGATGGACATTAGGAAAGCCAGCGAACCTGAGATTGGACCTCTCGATCGAAACCGCAAATGGCTCTCTGTAGACTACTCCGCAGCAACAGATGGACTCTCTTGGATGTATTCCGGAAGGATACTCCAGGAGGTTCTCCGCGATCTTCCGCTTGAAGACCAACTTCGAGCCTTCAAGGTCCTGGGTCCACATAAGTTGCAGTACGGCGCTACTCGATGCCATAAGGTCGGTGAGGAATGTACCCGTGGTCACAATGCAAGGCTTGATATGCGCCTGCAGAGTGATCACAGCAAATACCTCGACCATGACGAAGTAGGTCCCGATTGTACGGATGACTGCTTCAAGCCCTTTAATGATCGCTGTTCTAAAGACTCTCCTTTCTTCCTGGAGGGTTTTCAGGCGACCGGGCAACTCATGGGTTCGATCCTGTCCTTTCCTATTTTGTGTCTTGCAAATATGGGTGTTTACTTTGCCGCGAACGAGGAGGCCCTAAGAGAGAAATCCGCGAAGGAGTCTCTCAAGGGTGTCCTCTGTAATGGCGACGACATGCTTTACATTGGTGATGCTGATACGTGGGATCGACATGTATCGATAGGTGAATCCGTTGGACTGAAAATGTCCCCCGGAAAAGCCTACCAACACAGCGATTATTCCAATGTGAACAGTGTGTCTTGCCACTACAATCTTCTCGATCGCACTAGCGTTCCGTTCCAGGTCAATTTCTTGAATACTGGCCTGCTATTTGGGCAGCATAAGGTTCTCCAGAAAAAGGAGGACCCTGCCGAACGGTCTGGAACTCGTGATTTGTTGCCTGAAGAGGCAGATCACATTCATCATCAACGATTCTCCCCGACCAAGGCTGAGGAACCCGACCCTGGGTTTCCCCCTGGTAGGAGTCATATGGATTCTATGGAATTCAGATTGTTGAAGCTCCAGAGCAAGCTCGAAGTTCTCGGTCCTCTGTCTGAGAAAGATGGACCCCGGAAGATGAAGTGGCGTCTCAAGCTCGAAGAGAGTATTGAGGCGCTTACCTCTGAGATCCAAACTGAGAAAGAGCTGCGACGCCAGTTGGCTTTGTCTGGGAAGGTCCCTGATAAACTTCTTGGTAAAGACGGAAACGTCGATACTCGGAAAATCATCGACCGGAAGCTCCTAGATGAAGTCGACAAAGCACGCACAGGGAATCTGCCTGACAAGGATTCCCTAAGTTCTATTATTAATCTGTTGATACGTGGTTGTTTGCCCGGTCAGGAATGCCAGGTCTTAAAGATGTTCCTCCGGATGCATAAGGATGCGATTCAGCAAGAATGCCAAGTTCCGGTGAGGAGTGGGAAAGGAGATCGATTTGTTTTATTACAACGTAACCTCTTTATTCCGATTTCTCGCGGGGGCATGGGCGTCTTGCCGCCCCTTGGTTGGAAGACGGTGTTCACGCCGGCTCAGAAGATGTATGGTCGTCTTTTAGACTACCTTAACAAAATTCCTTCCTGCCCAGCCACCAGTCCTTTACCTGGTTACCCCGTCGAGTCTCGCCTTGACTTTGAGATCTCACCCTGGGATCTCAGTCTTCGCGAGAAGAACCCCCTCGACGTCTCGAATCGTCCCTACTGCTATAACCCGTCTTTGAATAAGAAGATTGGTCGCGGTAGATTCGAGTTAACCCAGGACCTGCGCTTTTACTCTTCCGTCCCGACATCGGTCGTTGTGGACGAAATCCGTCACCCATACCTAAGAGGTAGGCGTGAGAAACGTAATGAGTTCCCGGCACGAGAGGTGTGCCTGGACGCCAGTCCTATGTCCTTTGAGGAAATGGGATCGATCTTGAGTACTCCCAGTTGGTCTGATTCTGATTCTGAATCTCCAATCTGGTTTCCTGATCAGCCTTATGATCGGCTGTCTTTCTCTTGTCGACGTCCCAAAAGTAGAGATCGTTCGGATCTCCTTGTTTGCGGGGATGTTGAGTCTAATCCCGGTCCCTATCCTGGAACCGAAGACTTCCATCCGCCCTATGGCATCCTCACCTGTCCTAACTGTGGTATATTCCTATTTTGTCGGAAATGCCGTCGCTTCTCATGTTGCGACGACAATTGTAGACTTGTAGGTCTTTGCTGCGGTAGTGGTGACCCTAGATGCATAGATTGCGGCCTCTCTGCCGCCGGTGGCGACGCCTTGGACTGTTATCATTATAGTCCTCCAGCTGAGAGCTCGAGCCCGAGCCTCTCACCATCGCCATCCCGCTCCCTTACCCCCCCATTTGTTGAGGATGATTTCCATTTGATCGGTCAGATTAGATCTCCGACCCCGGAGTCTGATCATGATCCCCTTGATCAATATGGATCCTTCTTCTCAGATGCTTGGTGGTAGACATAGCCTGGTTGGTCCTGGACAAGACCTTTTAAACTGTCTATCGCACTAGTTGCGGGTTTGTTTCCTACAACATAAGCTCTGAAGAGCCTCCCGTTTATTCGGAAGAGACCGAAAAGTAAAGTCTTTAAACTCTAACATTGGGTCTAGAATATTAAATCATCCAAAACGGTGTCCTTTGTTTCTACTATTGGACTTAATAGTTCCGTGCTAAGTTATCTATTGATATAAATGCCGAGAGACCACACGGATGAGCCCCTGGTTGTTCTAGATGTATGGTCCCCTAAGGTTCTGGGGTACCCAATACAAGAATCAATAATGCCTACTAGCCGCAATTCACGCTCTAAAGCTAAATCCCAATCCAAAGTCGCCGCTCCCAAAAGAGCTGGCGCGGCCTCTGGTCAGCGATCCCGCCCCAAGCCTAAACAGTCCCAGAAGCCCAAGGGGGCTCCCAAGTCTGCAGCCGTTGGAAAAATGATCGCCTCGGTCGGAAAAGGCCTTTTGCCTCCCCCGTTCAACCTTCTCCCTTTAGAGGGACTCGGTGAACTTGCTGGGAATGCAATCGGCACTCTCCTCGGCCTTGGTGAATATGATCTCAAGGCGAACTCCATAGTTCTGCCTGAAGGCAATGATCCTCCTTTCATGCATTCTGAGCATGATACCGCCCGGTTCACGCACAGGGAATTCATCGGTGATGTCTTCTCTGCCGCTAACCCCGGCGATTACAAGGTCCAGTACTATCCAGTCTCGTTTGGTGCTACCTCCACATTCCCGTGGGGGCACAACGTGGCACAGTGTTTTCAAGAATGGTACCCTATGGGTATTGTCTTTGAATTTGTGTCCGCGACTGGTTACGTCTCCTCTGCCTCAACTCCTGCTATTGGTACCGTCATGATGTCCACTGATTATGATTCGTTCGACACAAATCCGTTCCCGGATGAAGTCGCGATGCTCAATAACTTTGGCACCACTTCGAAGAAGACGACAGAGACCTTCTGCCATCCTATTGAGTGTGATCCTTCCCAAAATGTTCTAGGAAAGTTCTTCACTCGTACCAATACTGTCCCTCTAGGACAGCCCCCTCAGCTCTACGATCTTGCAACCTTTGCTATCGCCTCTGTCGGATGTCCCACTGCGAACCAGAATCTCGGTAAGCTGTGGGTCACCTATGACATGGGATGTCGTAAGGCAACCACCAAGTTCCTTGGGAACTCTGCTGTTCAGTCAGATCAGTATGATCT